CCAATTTTGCTTGTAACAAACATTCCAATTCCAGAAGCTATTTGAAAATAAAATATATCAGTTTTCTTGGTACAGCAAAGTAAATAACCAGATAAAATAACAAAGACTAAGAAAAACATCCAAAACAAGCGAGTATAAAAATCCATATTTATTATTTTATATATAATAAAATAATAATAAAATATTTGTTTATATTATAAATGCGAAGAACAAAAAGAAGAGTCTTAAAAAGTAAAAGAAGAGTCTTAAAAAGTAAAAGAAGAGTCTTAAAAAGTAAAAGAAGAGTATTTAGAAGTAAAAGAAGAGTATTTAGAAGTAAAAGAAGGACAACGCAGAGAAAATTTAAATACCAAAGAGGAGGTGACCCTGAGGAAGAGTTAAAATCACAAGTAGAAGAAGCAATACAAAATGTAGAAAATACAAAGAGTGCAGAGAAAGAAAAGTCCCAGGAACGGAATAATGCGTTATATGCAGCTTATGATGCTAAAAGTAAGTCGGATGAACAAGAAAGTGTAGTAAAAAATTTACAACCCTCACCCTCACCCTCACCCTCACCCTCACCCTCAAGCAGTAAGGGAATGTTTAGTAGAATGTTTAGTTCTGCGCCTAAGAATTCTGCGCCTAAGAATAAGACTGCTGAGGAAACTGAAGCCATTGCTGAATTAGACCGATTAGAAAATGATACAAGAACAATGTTTGAGAAGTATCATCAAGCAAATAGGGATAAGGACAGGTTAGTTGTTCAAGTTAAGGAGATGAAAAAACAAGCATTGCAACTATTAAATACTTTTGTAGAAAATTTCCCCCAAAATAGTGATGTTTCTAGATATCACTCCCTGATCGAAAGTTATAGCTCGGATGTTAACAAATCACCCAACTGGTCGCAAGCTAGTAGCAGAGTAGATAACGTTTAATATACATAAAAATAAAATATTATATTATATAATAATATATGCGAAAAACTAGAACAAAAAGAAACAATAATAGAAAACGCACCACTTTGGCTAAAATAAGACCTAAATTATATTCAAAAAGAAAAGGACGAGGAATTGGTGCTTCAAAAATTAGTACTTGCTTGCCAACTACAAGAGTAGATACAGCCTTTAACAACAGAGGATTTAGTATTGGCTGTTATGATTTTCAAGACAAGGCCAAACAAGAATATAAACGGCATTTAAAATTGGCACTAGCTATTAATAAAAACTTGCTTACACTATTAGACAAGGGATTAACAAATTTAAAAAAATTAAAAAGAAATGCTAGCCGAAATATTAGAGGAAATGCTAGCCAGACTGCTGAGTATACAAAAGATAGAAAATATACTCAATTTGCTTATGATTATAATATTATGTTGTTAAATAAAATGACTTCACAACCAGATATAGATTATGATGGACTTCTTAAAGCTATGAACGCAAATCCAGACTGGGAGCTAGGAAGAATGGCACCAAAACGCGAAATATGGGAACGCGATTTTGCTTAAAACTTTTTAGAATAACTATTTATATAACCTAATATATAATTAGTAAACATAATACTTTTATATTTAGTGATTTTTTAGTTTTTGTTTTTATATTGTTTTAATATATAAACAAATGTCAGAATCAAAACCAGAATCGGAATGGCGTCCACCATGTTATGGGATGAGGAGACGCGGATGTAGAAGAAGACACGCAGCAGCAGAGGCAGAGCGTCTTTCGCGTTCGAGCTCGAGTTCAGATGATGACATACCTAAGCGTGAAAAAAGCAAAGAAACCATTCGCCACACAGTAAATCCGTATAGTGATGTCAGCACTACTGGTCAGTCATGGAGTGAAAGAATATTTGGCAAAGGATTTAAAACTAAAGCTAGAAGAAGTAAAGGTTCAAAAAAGAGACGCGGTCGCGGCAAAAAAACTGCCAGACGTAGTCGTAGACATTAAATTATAATCGAAATATTTATTTAAAAATTGATTTATTATTATACTAACTTTGTTTATAGTATAATAATATGAGCAAACCTATAATTAGATATAATAATGAATTATTACAAAAATATTTTTTAGAAAACAATATTAATTCAACAACCGATTATAGTCATGTAAATCTTAATCGTGATACTATAATTGTAGAAAAATGTATAGAATGTGATGAATTATGTAGTAAAAATTTTAGAAGTTTCATAAATATTGGATGTTATTGTAAAAAACATACAACACAAAATAAAACAAATAGAAGAAAAGCAACATGTTTAGAAAAATATGGATGTGAAAATGCCTGTCAATCACAACAAGTAAGAGATAAAATGAAAACAACTAATTTGGAAAGGTTTGGTGTCGAACATCCTGCACAATCACAACAAGTAAGAGATAAAATGAAAGCAACTACTTTAGAAAGATTTGGTGTTGAAAATGCTAATCAATCACAAGAAGTAAGAAATAAAACCAAAGCAACATGTTTAGAAAAATATGGATGTGAAAATCCTTTACAATCACAAGAAGTTAGAACTAAATGTGCTGCAACTAATTTGGAGAAATATGGTGTTGAAAATCCATTTCAATCACAAGAAATAAAAACTAAAATAAAAGAAATTAATTTAGAAAGATTAGGTGTTGAATACCCAGGGCAATCAGAAGAAGTAAAAGATAAAATTAAAGCTACCAATTTAGAAAGATTAGGTGTTGAATGTCCTTTTCAATCAGAAGAAGTAAAAAGTAAAAGTAAAATAACATGTTTAAAAAAATATGGTTTTGAATATTCTTCACAATCAGAACAAGTTAGAGAGAAAACTAAAGCAACCTGGTATAGTAAATATGGACATGAACATCCTTTACAATCACAAGAAGTTAAAGATAAATGTAAAGCAACTAATTTGGAAAGATTAGGTGTCGAATATCCCACACAATCACAAGAAGTAAGAAGTAAATGTAAGGCAACTTGTTTACAAAGATTTGGTGTTGAACATCCAGCACAAAATACAGAAATATCAGAAAAAGCGTCTAAAAACGCATATAAAGGATATGATTATATATTTCCTTCTGGGCGAACTGAGAGAATGCAAGGATTTGAAAATTATATGTTAAATGATTTATTATTTAAAGAAAATATATCCGAAAATGATATTATAGTAAAGAGAACTGAAGTACCAATTATTTGGTATGAAGATACTGATGGTAAAAAACATAGATATTTTGTAGATTGTTTCATTAAATCACAAAATAGATGTATTGAAGTAAAATCAACATGGACTGCTGAAAAAAAACAAGATATTATTTATTTAAAGCAACAAGCATTAAAAGATGCTGGTTATTTATGTGAGATTTGGATTTATAATTCAAAAGGAGAAATAGTAGAAAAAATACTATAAAATGTGAGGAACTTATAATTACATAACTATAAATGGCATATTTATATTAGTCAATAATTTTTCAAATTCTTCTTTATGATTATAATTAATATTGTGTCTATAATAATGTAAATTATTACTATACCAGCTTCCTAATTTTTTCTCATCTATATTCTTGCTCTTTTCAGATGGTATTTTTTTATTTAAGTCATAAAAGTGATTAAATTTTTGTAACGTAATATCAAATTGTATTTTGAATTTTTGACCAGATATTTTTGTTTTTTTCTCTCGTTTATTGGTTTCAATAGGAGTAAAGTTCTCATTTTCAAGCTCTAATTTTGCTCCTTTTATGAATGTTTTTATATACCATTTACGTGAATAAAAACTCAATATCTTATGTTTTTTTGCCTCCAAATAACATTCATAAAATGTATTATATTTACTTGCTCTAAAATATTTATTATTACCAGTTGAACTAAAAGTAAAATGATTACAGGATACAACAAATTGTTTAGCATTTTTTTTATCTAGTTTATAATTTGTAATTTTTAATGGTTCAAATTTTCTTTTTAATATTTCATTCCAACTTCTAATTTTATAACTTAATGGAGAAACTTTACTATGGGCTTCTTTTACTTTTGAGCACATTTCTTTATATTTATCTGGATTGTCTTTATAATGATCTTTAATTGATGGTCTAGGTTTATTTTTATTTTTCTCAATCAATTCTTTTATCTCAGCAGGAATAGTATTATTTTTTGTTCTATTTACATAAAATGACCCAATATTAAAGTCACTCATATATTTTGGTAAGTTAGTATTATTCGGTATTACTATACATTGTTGGGGATATGAAAAATTAAAGTTTTTATAATACCATTTCATTCCTATTATAAATTTATGGTCTTGAAATTTATCATCTGTTTCAAAATAATTTAAAGATTTTAAGAACTCTTTTCGTTCATTATCATTACCAACTACATTTCCACTACGAATATCAAAAATTATGGTTGATATTTTTTTATAGTTCAATCCTTCTAATAATTCATTAGGAAAATTATCTGGATTATCAGAACCTTGAGTTAAATTAATATGTTCGTATTCTTTATAAATCCATTCCAATATAAGTTTAATTTTTTCCCATTTATTATCTATTCTTGACTTACCCCAGCGGTCAGAAGCAACAACACCGGCATCTTTTGATGTTTTTGTATATCCTACTTCATTAAGTAGTTTTACACACTCTTCATCTGCCCATATGGTCTTATATTCATTAGAACGAAACTTATGTAATTCCTCTCCTAATTTATAATTATTCATTTCCATTAGTATATAATTTCTTGGGCAGGCACCCAATATATTGTTTTCTTTTTGAATATACATTTTTGCTGCTCTTATAAATATTTCAAAAAATTCCATAGAGAGTTTATGACTCCACTCACTAAATACAACTTTTTGATTATCATGCTGTCCTCCTTTTGTTCCATTCAATCCATTTTCATAAGTATCATAGTTTTTAATCTCTTCTTTTTCCATTTCATTTGCCCAAATTTGATAAGCTTCTCTATTTTGTTTGTTATCTGTATATTCATTAAATATTTTTTCATGCAAAATTAAAATTTCTATATTTTCTTCACCTATTTCTCGCAATTTCACATCAGCACGAGTTCTGTTCATTCTCATATGGTCTTTAATTCTTTTATCAAATTGATAACTTTGTCCTACATATAGATTTTCACCTGTATTTTTATTTTTATATAAATAAATTACACCTTTTAATGGTATAGTTTTTAGCATTGTAGATAATATAATATATACTTGTGTTTTATTTATATATCAATTTTAAAAAATAAAAATTGATATATGAGAAAAGTGATTAATCATTAAATTGTGAGCCCAATTTTATATGTGCCTCATTGTAATATTTTTTTCTATATTCTCTCATAGTTTCATCTTTAATACGTGTAGTTTTAAAATAATTATACGTTTTATTTTCTTGTAATAATTCTATTATAAAATATAATGAATACATACCGCATTGTCCATCACTAAATTGATGTGTAAAACCTTCATTATTATCGGCTATTAATTTAATATTTAAATTGTGTGCTTGATTTACTATTCTGTCAATTAAAACTTTGATTTGTTTTGGTGTTTTACTTCCATTACTATCAAAGTAAAAAATAAATTTTTTAGTCAAGTCTAAAAATAGTGAAATCCAATGTTGTCCTGGTTTATTATGAGGATCAGTATTAAATATTACACCTATTTTACTAATTTTATTTTTTATATGTTCCTCTAAATTGAAATTACACAATTGCTCCCATACACAAGTCGAAAATAATTCTTTTGAATCAAAGTCTATTGGCGATGGTCCAATAAACTTGAAATTGCTATGTGATTTTTCATATTGCTTCATTATTTTTATTATATCAACACTGGATAACCAAGTATTTGGTTTGCTAGACCAACTTTCAGGAGAAAAAGGTTTAAATATTTCTTTTATTAATAATTCACTATTGTTTACTTTATTTAATGGACTATTTTTTAACCAGCATAATTCATCATAACATTGTTTGTCTAATTTATTTTTAAAGTATTCCCATATTTCTCTACTATTGTTTGTTACTATTTTATCACTGCTGTTAGCATTCCATACATTTTTAAATAATTGTAAATTGCTTCGCGAATAGCAAGTATAATCTTTTAATTCGTTGTCTATATTTTTGTTTTGATATGGTGAACATTTAAGTTTATTAAATTTACGAGTTGTTCTGTGTTTTTGTCTATGTAAACGCATTTTAAATGGAGATTTTTTAAATGATTTTGGTAATAATTTTTTGGTTTTTGTAAAATTTTTATATATATTGTTTTTCATATTAATCATATTAATTAATGCTTTATTAATTAATATATAATTATAAAAAAATTATTCCCTTTTTTGTGGAAGTATTTTTCTATTATATTTGTTTGATTTTCTGACAACAAATAAATCTAAATTTTGTATTTTTTTTGAAGTTTCATTTGGGGGACACATACAATTAATAGTTTCAGTAGTTATATTAAAATCGCCAACGCTTTGATTATTTATAGTACTATTTGAGTATTCTTTTAGTTCATCTTTTATTATATTTTTCATTCTTTTTTCTTTTAAATGTAGTATTAAGTTTAATACATATAATAAATAATACATTTTGTACTTTTCATTTATATTAGTATTACTATTATTATTAGCATTCTTATTAGCATCATCATTAGTAGCCAATAATTTTTCTAAAGTAGAAGTATTATATTTTAAAATTTGTTCTTTATATACTTTAATGTTGTCTTCTAAATTATCAAAAATTTCTTTTAATAAACTATTATTGCTTAATAAATTTTCTAGCTTATTTGTTTTAGCATATTGAACTTGGTTTGTTAAATATAACAAATCTATATTGTTTATAAATGACTCAATGGGTTTGACTTCTTTGACTTCTTTGACTTCTTTGACTTCTTTGACTTCTTTGGGTTCTTTTTGCTCTAAATCAATATTTACTACATTCATTTGTTTTGGCTTTTTGATTTTATTATTTTTATTATTTTGTTTCATAATTATGTATTATAATAAATTTTATTTTAAATCTTTTAATTGAACTCGTGTTGAGTTATAAAATATTTCATTTCCAATTGAATTTGATATATTTGGATTAAAATCATTAAAGTTTTCTTCTTTAAATAATAAATGTGTCTCTTAATTAGCATTGTGTGTTGTAAAATTAATACTATTTTCATATAAATCACTAGAAGTATTTGGAAGATACGCTACTTGATCTGCTTTTTGTAAAGCAAAAAATTGGTTTCTTAAAGTAGATTCTTTGTCAACATTTGTTGCAAAACCGAAAAAATGTGGTTTTCTAGTTCCTGGAAAAAATGTGCTATTTACATCATATACTTCGCTATTATTTATAGGCACCGATGATTCAATAGGGTGATTATAAGTAGGCATTAAAGTATATTTTGTATTTATTGGTCTAAACGAAAAGTTCATTCCTAAATTACTTGATGGAAAATTTCTATTTGCTATTGAATTGTTTATAGTATTATGTGCCTCAAAATTATGTAAGCTTACGTTATACAAATCGTTTGTTGTTGTTGTCATTTTATATTATAAATACTATATAAATTTATTATTAATTTTATAAATATTTATAAATATTTATTAATTATATTTAAAGATTAACTATCAATTTATAATGTGTAATAAATGTGTGGTATTTTTGCGTTAATTAATAATAACGATGATATGGATGTAATTAGTAGTGAATTTAAAAAAGGAGAAAAAAGAGGACCCGAGTTTTCAATTATTAAAAATTTTGATAATGTATTATTTGGTTTTCATAGATTAGCAATTAATGGACTAAACAATACTTCAAATCAACCAATTATTAATGATGACATTATTTTAATTTGTAATGGTGAAATTTATAACTACAAAAGTCTTATAAAAGACCATTCATTTGTTATGCAAACACAATCTGATTGTGAAGTAATTATTCATATGTATAAATTATATGGTATTAAATATACATTAAATTTGCTAGATGGAGAATTTGCTTTTATTATTTATGATAAAAGAACAAATAGTATTATTGCTGCGCGAGATTCTTATGGAGTAAGACCATTATATTATTTTTATGAAAATAATTCCTTTGGATTTGGTAGTGAATTAAAAGTATTATACAATTTAGTATGTAACAAATCTAATATTAAAAATTTTAAACCAGGCAACTATTTAGAGTTTGAAAATAAATTGACTTATTCTTACGAAACCGCAATGAGTTGTCTAAATTTTATTAGTTATCGTAATTTTCCTTGCGCAAATATTCATTATGAGTTAAATAATGAGTTATATAGCTTGATTTTTAAAAAAATCAACGACGCAGTAAGAAAACGAGTAATTGGAACAGCAGAAAGACCTATTGGTTGTTTACTTTCTGGTGGATTAGATAGTAGCTTGGTTGCTGCATTAGTAAATAAAGAGCTACAAAATGATACTAGTCGTAGTCCACAAGAAAAAGTATTAAATACATTTAGTATTGGATTAGAAGGTTCAGAAGATTTAAAATATGCTAAAATTGTTGCGCATCATTTAAACTCAAAGCATCACGAAATTGTAGTTAGTGAAGATAATTTTTTTGACGCAATTCCAGAAGTAATTAAAGCTATTGAATCTTATGATACGACCAGTGTTAGAGCCAGTGTTGGTAATTATTTAGTTGCTAAATATATTAAGGAGCATAGTGATTGTAAAGTTATTTTAAATGGTGATGGTGCTGATGAATTAATGGGTGGTTATTTATATATGAAAAAAGCAGGCAATAAATATGAATTTGATAAGGAATGTAGGCGTCTTTTAGAAGATATTTACATGTTTGATGTATTGCGTTCAGATAAATCTATTTCGAGCAATGGTCTAGAACCACGAACTCCATTTTTAGATTGTGAATGGGTTGAGTTTTATTTAGGAATTACTAAAAAACTTCGTTATGAAACTACTATTCAGCATTGCGAGAAATATTTACTAAGAAAGTCAGTAGAAATGATTGACCCGCATTTACTACCATCTGAAATCTTATGGCGAACAAAAGAGGCATTTAGTGATGGTGTTAGTACTATGGAAAAATCGTGGTTTACTATTATTCAAGAAAAAATTAATGCGTTAAATACTATTAATCCTGTTATTAATAACGCACTAAATGAAACACACAATTTTTATGAAAAAAATAAAACTTCAGCATTAAATCCACCTAAGACACTTGAGCAAATATATTATAGATATTTATATAATAAAGATTACAAAAATTGTGATCATTTAATTGAGTATTTTTGGATGCCTAAATATGTGAATGCTAATGATGCTAGTGCGCGGACTTTAAACTTTTACAATGAAAAAAATACTAATAAAGTTTGAACACTAGAATTTATATTTATAAATATACTTAACGCTTGTATTCTTTGGCAATATTAAAATTATTAAAATGATGTCTATTGCTTTTATTAGTAATCATTAAATTGCGTCTATTTTCATATTGCTTCTTTTTAAAATATTTAATCTTATTTTTTTCTTGTGTTTTTAAATAATTTAAATCGAAAATATTTGACATAGCATTGCTATTAGTGCTTAGTAAACTCATTAGAAGTAATGTGCTAGTCATCATAATAAATTATAAATAATTTATAAAAAATATAAATCAATTTTTTTATAAATTATTTAGCGTTATTTAGCGTTATTTAGCGTTATTTATAATAGCGCGATTGAGTTCTATATCCTTGTGCGGTAAACCGATTTATTGGAGTATTACTTATACCATTACGACGCTCAAGATTTGTATTTATATAAGATTGATATTTCCAAGCATCTTGTACTGCTAATTCTTGTAATTGTGAAATAGGTGTTTGTAATTTTTCTAAAGTATTTCGACTAAAGTTATGAATATTATTATTTAAATGATAAAACAACTTTTCACGAACATCTGTGTTATCTTTAATAATATAAACTAATTTTTCTTGCATAGTTGGATAGTCAGATAAAGTAACTAATAATTGCTTAATATCATGACCTGAATAATAAGTAAAATTATTAGCAGCAGCATTATCAAAAGCATGAGGAAGAATTTCTTCATAGCATCTTTCTAAACATTCCCAATTACGACCTCTATAATTAGATAAAGACTCAAAAAAGTCTGTTAAATAGTCGTCATTACTTATAATAGTTTGAACTAAATCATCATAACTATTCCAATTTTGTGCATAGCATAATTTAATTAATTGTTTTTGTAGATTATAATTAATGCCTCGTCCTTGACGTTGTAGGGTTTTATTAATATGTTTTGTATTATTATTTTTTTTACTTTTTTTCTTATGTTTAAGTGTTTTTTTCACCATATATATATATATATTAATATAAATTCTATTATTATAAAAAAATTACAAGTTATAATTAATATATTATTTTGCATTACCAAGACTTGTTGCGTCATTGTCAAACCAAGTCATTTTAATACTTGTAATATTTGTTTTTATAATATTATATGACGTACTTAAAGCATATAAACTCATTAATTTATAATATTCTCCATTTTGAATCCAACTAATAACTTCATAATAATTACTATAGCGATGTGATATGTTTATAATAGCAGGTATAAAATTATGAATTTCTTTAAGTCCAATAGTTTCAAATTCTTTCCAATATACATTTTTCCCAAATAATTCATAATTATA